CCGTGGTGATGATGTTTTGGAACGCAATCACGAGTGACACCTGTCGCCCGATCTTGGTGTAGTAACCCGTCGTCGTCACCGGCGTGGTCGGGTCAGTCGTGCTGCCCTTCAGCGTGGCTGTGAACGTGCCCTCTTCGTAATCGTCGAGCGTGTTGGCGTCGCTGCTGGCCGACTGTGAGGCCGGGAACGTGATGCCCGCGCCGCTCGTCGATGGTGTGGCGTTGCCGACGCTGACGGTGGACGATGTTTTGAGTGTGCCGTCGCTCAAAAGCACCATCCGCACGGTGTTATTGGTGGCAAACTCCAGCCCGTCAGCGCCGGTTGTGCCAATGAACGCATTGTCTACTGCGCTGCCAATAAACCGATTGCCGCTTGAGCCTTCAACACCGACATAGAACTGCACGGCGTTGTTTCGGAACTGGCAGTGCCGTTCTGCGGTGTCTCCCGCAGCACCAATCGTCGCATTGCCATCATTGAACACGTAGCCGGAACTGGCTCCCGCAAAGGTGAGCGTGTTCGTGCTGTGCGTGATGGTGACGTCGCTGTTAGAGAAGTTCAGGCTTCCCCCTGACCCGATGTGATACACCAACCACGGCTTAGTCGCCGTGCCCATCGTCTGCGACGCCCCATCCGGGAACAGGTTGCCGGATTCATCCAGCACGAGGGCCAGCGTCTCCACACCATTGCGAATGGTCGTCCACCGCAACTGCCCGTCTTCCGTCGTGGAGGTGGGGTCGGCAATCTGCCCATACATGCGGGCGTACAGCTGCTTGTTTCCGGCAGAGTCCTCGCCCGAAAACCGCACGTCCCCGATCTGGTCAGACGCCGCCGGACTGGCCGATTCTCTGTAGAGGTCGAGATACGGGCCAGCACTGGCCCCCGCATCGGTAGACGTCACCGTGATGCCGTCCACAAAGGTCGGCGTTACGGCCACGTTCGGAGGATTCGGGCTGATCACCAGCGTGGTCGTGCTGTCGGCCTGCCCCACCACGCGCTGATTGGTGCCGGGAGTTAGTGACAACTGCCCCGCCGTGGCCGACACGTAATACGTGCTGCCCACCACGAAATCGGCCTGCGCGTTGCTCTTGGTGACCGCGCCCTGCAACCGGAACGTGCCCGACTCTCCAGATGCAATCTCATCGGGGGCAATGGCGATCTGCGGCCCTGATGAGGAATACGCGTTGTCGGCGTCGGCCAGATACCATCGGCCTGCGGTCAGTGCGCCCGACCCATCAGACAGGTAGCAGACCTGCCCCGCCAGGATCGTTTCGCCCGCCACGCCCTCAATGTCGAGGTTGGTTGAGAACGGCGCGACGGCCTGCACGTTGTCCTGCGTCCAGATCGTGACATCGTTCGCGTCGGTCAGGACAAACTTGTAGGACGTGCCCGACAGGAACACCGTGGCCCGTCCGGCAGAATCCAACACCACTGGGTTGGCGTTGGCGACCGTCAGGTTCACGTCGGAATACGTCGGCTGCGGGGTCGTCGTCCCGGCCAGATACGTGTAGAGCTTCCCCCCACTGACAGGGTTGGCGTTGTTGTCGAGGCCCAGAAACTTCGGGGCGGGCATCACGGTTCCGGCCATTACCTACTCCTTGGGCGCGACGTGGCCCGTGCGGGCGTTTCTGAAGCGTCAGGGGCACCGACAGGAGGCGTCACGGCCTGAGGCCTGGCCTGTGCGCCAATCGCGGCTCCTGCGGCCCCGAATGCCGATTCCTGCTGCCTCAGCCAGTCCTGATATTCCTGCGTGTCTTCGACGCGGAAGGCGATGCGCTTCATTTCACAACCACCCCTTCCCAATTTCCGTCTGGGGAAACTTTGGTGACCCGCAGCTTTTGATCGCCAACGGTCACGATCTGGCCGAGGCGCAGGGCCAGAGGCAAGTTCACGTTGCGCCCGAGTTTGCCCATACCCGTGGCGAGAGCCTGCCCGGTCTGCGCGGTCGAAGCCAGCTTCGCCGCCAGCCCCGTGGCCGCTGACCCTGACGCCATCCCCGAGGAAATAGACACCACGTCGCTGACCGAGCCAAACGGCATGTGGTTGTCGATGCGGCCAATGGCGTCTGACAACGCCCGCGCCTGTCCAATCTGCTGCTGAATCTGTCGGTTCAAGGGCAGCACTTCGGGGACGCGCCGCTCAATCGCGTTCTGCAATTCACGGGCGACGGACATGTTCATCAGGTCGCGCCAGCCCAACTGCGACTTCTGCCCCCGGCGCACGGCCTCATACGCGGCATCGGCCTGAGACTGAAAGAACCGCTTCCGCTTCTGGGCGTCTACGACATCCACGCCCTTCCCCAACTGCCGCGCCAGATACTGGAATTCCTTGTCGATCGCCTGCTTGATCGCTGGCCCCTGGCTCTTGTTGGCAACCACCGTATCGGCGTAGTCCATCATTTCCTGATACGCCATCATCAGATCGACCGCATCAATGCTCGGGACGCCCTTCCGTGCGCCTTGCACGATGGCGTCATCTACCTCCGTGCGAAGCGCGTCAATCGTGTCGTTGGCGGCATCGAGCGATTCCTGCGTGATCCCACGCCCCTGTTCATACAACTGCTCAGCCACCTTGGGAAATTCTCGGCGCACGGCGCGAGAGGGCTTCAGGAACCCGCTATACATCCGCTGCCCGAAGGCGACCATGCCTTTCCCCAACGCCTCACCGCCAAGCTGCGCGGCGGCCTGCGTCGCCCCTTCGGTAAAGGCGTCCCACAGGTCACTGCCGGTCGCCCCCGCTGTCGCCATGCCTGCGGCTCCAGCCGCACCCGCGCGGAGGGCCAACCCCCCAAGCCCTGCGGCTGCGGCCACTGGAGGAGCCATCGTCGCCGCCGTCGCGGCCACGGCAGGCAGGGCATCCACGAACGCCGCCTTCCGCTCGGCCTGCTGTTCGGGCGTCGCATACGCCCCTTGCAGCATCTGACGCATCGGCCCCCCGAAGGCGACAGACCGGCCCGGAACGTTGCTCGGCACCTCCGCGCCTTCAACCAATTCCGGCGGGGCTTGGGGCCGTGTCCGCGTCTGGTCGTAGCGGTCGAAGATGGCCTTCACCTCATCGGGGGTCGGCTCCCGCTCCAGTTCGACCTGCAACTCCCGCCCCGTGGGGTCATAGATGGTGTAGGTCTGCTTTCCGGCTGGCGCTTGCATCATCATGGCTTTCGCACCCCATACCCGGACGACGACGTGGACGCAGTCCCGCGCACCGCCTCTGCCGGGTTGGTCAGGTCAAGCAAATCGGCGGGCAGGTTGAAATACTCGGCCCGCTTCAGATACGACTGCCGCTTGCGATCCAGCCCGGCGACCAGTTCCCGCTGGTTCAGCAGGCGTTCCGACTGATTGACGAATTCCCGCAATTCCCCATCCGTCAGGGCGGGGCCACCGCGGGTCAGGCGGTTCAACCAGCCCTCGGCCTTGTTCAGAAACGCCACGCCCTGCTCACTGCGAGCGTATTCCCCTTCGCGTACGACCGAGGCGGGGTCGAGCATCTTGTTCAGGCCGTTGATAATGACCTGCGTCGCCACGTTGCGAATCTCGCGGTTCTCTTTGTTGGCCGGGTCAGTGAGGTTCTGATACGCATCCCGCATCGCCCCATACTGGTTCGCCAGCACCGTCACGTCGTCGGTGTCCTTGCGCCACGCCGTGTTCAGCCGATCCACCGCCGAAAACTGCTGATTGGGCGTCAGCCCCTCGGGGCGTTCTTCACGCGGCGCACGGGTCTTTGCGGCCACCATCGCCCGGTAATCCGACAGCGACTTGCCGGGATTCTGTGCCTTCCATGCCCGATAGTCCTCGGCCTCCAGTTCGCCCATCGTCGGCGGCTTGGCTGGCGGGGTCACCCCAGCCAACGACTGGAGGAAGTCCCCCGACAGGTTCATCCCCTGCGTGGCTTGCGCGACATCAAACAACCGCACCTGCTCCGGCGTCAACTGCGTGCGGAATCGCTCAATTCGCGCCTGCGCTTCAGCGGCTTTTGCCGTGGCCTCTGCGGCCTTCGCGCTGGCCTCTTCTGCGGCCAACTGCTCCTTGGTCTTGGGCTTCGTGGCGAACCCGCCAAACTCCGTCGCCTCGGCCATCCCCGCGCCGGGCAGCACGGACAAGCCCATCGGGCGTCCCGGCAGCGTTCCAAGCGGACGCGACGGCAGTTCGGCCCCGGCCAATTCGCCCAACGTGATCGTGTCCGCTGCCCCAATCTGCTGAATCGGAATCGACTCTTCCAGCGCACGCGGCATGAACCCGGCGGCATACGGCCCAAACCGATCTTCCAGCCCTTCCAGTGGCACGTCTGTCCCACCCGGCACGGCCTCAAACGCCGCTTCCTGCCCCTTGAGCGTCGCGGCCCGCTGCTGAAGCGTGGCCTGATCGCGCATAAACTGCTCGTAGGCGTTCGCCCGCGTAATGTCGGCCTCAGCCTGCATCTGCCGGATGCGGTTCTGCTCGACGGTGTTCAGAATCTGAGGCAACTGCGTCCCCAACGCCGTCCACATCTGCGCTCCTTGCAGTCGGGCATTCTGCTCCCGCTGGATGCGATCCAACTGCGCCTGATACAACAGATCGACCAGCCGCAAATTCTGCGCGGACTGATCCAGCGGGGTCGCCACAAAGGGCAGAGGGGTATACGTCGCCATGATGCTCCTACGAAGACAGCCCGGCGTTCAACTGAGCGCGACGGAAGGCGTCATCCTGCAAATACCGCCAGTAGTTCCAGTCCTGCTGATACTGCTGCTCCGCTGCGCCGCGCTTGCTCTGATACTCCGCAAAGGCCTTGTTGTAGCCGGTCTGATACTTGTCCTGCGCCATGCGGTATTTCCGCTCGTAGTCGCGCTGCATTTCGTCATACGCCGACCGCCGCTGCTGCTCGCCGGTCTGATAGCCCGTCCGCTGATTCTCCAGATTCGTCAGATATTCTTGATACGCCTGGTTGTAGCGATCCATGTAGGCCTGCCGCCCGGACTCGTATTCCTGCTGCGCCCCAGCTCGGTTCGTCTGGTATTCGCCCATCTGCCGCTGATAGGCCCGCCCATACTCGTCTGACGCCTGCTGCTGCGCGTAGTCCGACAACGACTTCAGCGTCGCCCCCGTGCGAAGCAAGCCCTTGCTGGCCGCAGACGTTTCGAGCGCCTTCTTTCCTTCCTCCAGCCGCCGCTGATAGGCCGGGTCATTCAGCACCGATTCCGCGCTCGGCGGGACAAACTCGGCGTAGTCAAACGCGCCGGGGGCCTGTTCCCCATACTGGAACGCGGGGGCCGCAAACGCCTGTCCAGGCTGAAACGCGCCGGGGGCCTGCTCGTTGAAGGCGAAATCCTCGTAGGCAAACGTCGGCAGGTAGGCATCCGCGTTCGGCTCCTCGGGCGGACGCCATCCACTATCCCGCATCATGGCTTCAGCGGCGTTCTGGATGCCGACATACTGCGCCGGGGTGATCGGGCCTCCCCGGTAATTGGCCCGGCGGGCCACCTCAGCAATGTCCGCATCCGTCGCCGCACGTCGGAACGTGCGCTCAAACCACTGGCGAAACACGCCAAGCGTTTCGGTATCCGTCGCCCCCGGCGCTTCGGCGGGAGCGGGTGTGGTTGGCGTCTCCGGCGTGCCGGGAGTCGTCTCCACAGGGGGTTCAGTTTGAACGCCGCCCATCCCGGCAATCCTGTCCCGATTCTCTTGGTTGGACAGCCACGTCAACGCCAACTTCACGGCGTCGTCCGTGCTGTTGATGCCATTGCCGCTGATCGCCTCCCAAATCGCCTGCAACTGCGCGTCGTTGGGCGTCACGCCATACTGGCGCTCAATCGCGGCCACCGTCGCCGCCCGCGCCTGCGGCAAGTCCACCGCAGACGCCGTAGGGGTCGGGCCTCCTGTGCGGGGCATCTCGGTCGCGCCCGTCGTCGCGCCGGACATGGGGTCAGGCCCGCCCGTGCGCGGCGTAGCACCAGACGACACGGGGGAGATGCCCGCCGACGCGGCGGCTTGATCCACCGCCGCCTGTGCCGCCGCCACCAGCTCCGGCGTCAGGTCGCCGCCGGTATAGCCCACCGCCTCGGCCAACTGCCGCAGTTCGGCGTTTGACAGGGGTCGGCCATAGCGCTGCGTGACCCACTCCTGAAACTGCGCGACGCTCATGACGGCCTCCGGTACAGCCCAATAGACGGACGGAACGGCTCCACGGGCTTCGCCAAGTAGGCCAGCGTGGCTTCGCGGAACGGGGCCGCACGGGCGCTGCGGCGTTCGCGTTCGGCCAGCGCATCGGCTACCGCCGCCTTGTCCATCGCCAACCGCTCCTGCGACATGCCAAGCGTGGCTTCATTCATGCGCTGCTGTTCGGCCATCTGCGCGGCGGTATTCAACTGCTGCGCCTCAAACTGCACCTTCAACTGCGCCATCTGTTCTTCGGACTGGCGGCGCTGCTCGGCCAGAATCGCCATCTGCTGCTGATAGGCCATCGCTGCGGCCTGCTGCGCCTGCGCCGCCGCCGTGCGGGCTGCGCCCTGCGCCTGACGGCCCCCCAGATAGGTGGTGCCCAACGGCACGAACGGCGCGATGTTCTTCAAGAGATTTGCAAGGCTGATCATGATGTCTTCCTCCCGCGCTATGCGCGTCCCGGCTGTCGCCGGTTCTGTGCGAGTCCCGCCAAGGTGGTGCCCCATTTCGGGCCAAGCACCATCCCTGCGGTCATCAACCCCACAGGCATGATGAAATTGCGGAACACCCCGCCGTAGTTCCGAGGCGCATACTTGGGCGTCTCTACGCCCTGATTCATGTCCCAGAATTCAGCAGTGTTGGCCGTTTGCCCCTGCTGGTTCCGGCGGTAGATGTCGTCGGGCGTGTCGCCTGCGCCTTCGCCGCTGAACCCCAACTCGGCCAGCGTCTTCCACCCACGTTCCTCTGACGGACGCGACAGGGACGGGCGACCGTATTGGGTCTGCCACGCCTCCGAGTCATACAAGCTCGTCTGCGGACGGGCGGCGCTGGTCGTGCTGGTCGGCGCACCGGTGGGCGCGGCCCCGTCATCCGCCCCCCACCACCACCCTCTTGCCGTGTCGGTGGTCGGGTCAGCCGAGGTCAACACATCAATAATGCCGACCGGCGTGCCCGACTCAAAGTCCGACTGCACCCCGCCAAAGTCAATCTTGTCGAACCCGACCTTCTTGGCGTTCGGAAACGCCCGCTTGAAGTCCGGGTCGGCCAGAATCAGGTCAAGGCTGGACGGCTTCGACGCATACCGGCTGGCAATGCGCCCAAACGTGTTCTTGACCGAGTTCCGGGCCTTCAGGTCACCCCCATAGGTGGAACCGACCTCAAACCCTTCCATGCGCCCAGTGTTCCCCCACGTCAGGCGGTCACGGTCGGTGCGGGCGAACCCTGTCGGGGTCGTGGGGCTGGTAGTGGTGCCGTCCGTGGCGGGACGCGGGGGCGTCCATGTCGTCGGCACGTATATCCATCGAGGGGACTGATCGCCGGTATACCAGAGCCACTGGTAGCCCGGTTCCGGCACGGGGGGCGTGGCCCTCGGATTCGTCAGCCATGCGGGGGTGCCCCCGCCGACCGCCGTGCCAGGATCCGTTGGGTCGATCTCACGCTCAGCCACTGACGCGCTCCACGGTGACGCTCAGGGCGTATTGCATCGCGGTCGCCCCGACACTGCTGTAGGTTGTGCTGTAGGACAGCGACGTCCCCGCATCGCAGCGCACCAGCACGGTCTGCTGCTGAATTGTCGTGGTTGTGTTGCCGGTAACGGCTGCGCCCGTGATCGTCACTGCCACCCCATCGGTAAACGTGAGACTGACAGCGACACTGGACGAGGTGGTGGCGGCTTGCGTGACGCGGAGGAACCACGAGACGCGAAACAGCCCGGCGCTGCCCGTGTCGGCCAGCAGCGGCGTCGTGCTGATACTAGCACCCACAGGAGTGCCTGTCACGCTGGATTGCACCTCAGGGGCCGCATTGACCGCTGCCGTCAATCCTCGGAGCCAGATTTGCCACGGCGAGGTCAGCAGGCCACGGGCCTCCACGTCCACGCCAACCACGCGCTCACGGAACGGAAAGGATGGGATCATGCCGACTCCTGCGCCACCTCAATGAAGGCGTCCAGCATGCGCCACGGGATCGGGTCGGACACCGCGATCTCAAACACGCGATTCCGCGCCTGCCCCAACCGCCAGAACAGGCAGCGGGTCTGATAATTCCCCATGGCTCCTGCCGACGCCGTGCGCTCCACGCCCCACGTCTTTCCCCCATCCGTGGACGACCGCAGCATCAATTGCGGCGTCTGGCCCTGCCCCGTGTTGGCCCCCAACCCAGACTCCAAGAAGACTTCGATGCGGGACACCTTGAGCTTCGTATGCTCCAGGAAGATGGCCGGGGCGCGGCGGACGCGGCGAATGGCTCTCCCATCCACGTCCGTCGTGAAGTCCTTGGACATCCGGTAAATCGTCCCCGTCTCCCGATCCACGATCAGGTGGGTGTTGAATTCAAAGCAGTGCCACTGCGGACGCCACGCATCGTACGTGTTGTCCTCGGCAATCCACGTCCCCCGCTCATGCCAGAGGCCGGTGCGGAAGTCGTAGCACCACGTCTGCTGCTCGGTGGGGAACGTCAGCAGATAGAACATGTGGCCGAGGTCGTTGTAGGTTTCCCCGTAAGCGTCATCGATCACGCTGTAACTGGCAATGGTGTTCTCCAGCGCATAGGTGGAAATGCGCTGCGGGTTGTAGCCCTTCGCGGCCATGACCTGATACCCGCCATTGCTGGTGGTCGCCAACCACACGATCTGGTCACCGGCCTCACGCACCGACCACGGGGCCGCACAGCCATACGGGAGCAGGCCGGACGGGTCAGGCGCGAACGGGAACGGGAATGCCCCGTTGTTGTACCAGACTTCACTCGTCTGCTCGCCAAACAGCCAAATCTGCCCGTAGGACGAGACATACATCGACACCCACGGGTCTTGCCCGATGGTGCGCTCGGCAAACTGCGTCGCATCCCACGTCAGCCCATCCAACAAGCCGGAGATGTGAAAGCGGCTGTCCGCCACGTCGAGGGCCACGAAGTAGCCATACAGCGACCCGCCGAAATCCGCGTTCGAGCCTGAGAGCGCACTTCCCCCTGTGCCGACCGTCTGCGTGAGGGTGTTGGTCGCCAGATCGTAGGTGTAGCCCTTCTGCCCTCCCGTGATGAACAGTTCCTGCCCCCCATCCCCGTTGCTGCTGATGCTGGCCGGTTTCCCGTCGTCACTGATGGTGCCCCGATCCGTCGTCGTGCCGTCTGCGAACACCTCGTAGAGCTTCTGCCCGATGACAGCGAAACACCGCCCGGCCTGCGCAAACATGGCTCTGCCGCCCTGCTGCGAGACGGTGGCAAACGCCTCAACACCCGGAGTCGGATAGAGCGCGGTCTTCACCGTCGCCCCCGGCGATTCCATCTGCTCGACGTACCAATTGATCAGCGCCTCTTGGTCGGCAATGGGGGACTGCGACTGGTAGGCCGCGTTCACGAAGAAGGGATACTGCGCCATTAGGGGGTATCCGAGAAGATGTTGTAGCGGCCCTGACGCGGGCGCAGCGCCGGATCGACATACAAGTCACGGGGAGTGATGTTGGCCCGCTTGATGTTGGCCTTGGACTCCATCGCGGACATCACGAGCGACTGGCTCGGTTGCAGGTCGAATTCCGGGGCCAGCTCCACCGCAAGATTGTCCCGCAGGAACCGGCGGTAGCCCGGCGGCAGGTTGATCGTGTCATTCAGCCCCAACTCCGTGACTGCCGTAGGGGTGTAAATGACCCCCTGCAAGGCCGAAGACGTTGGAATCATCCAGAAGGTGACCGACGCCAGTGGATACGTGGGGTTGTAGTAGTAGCTCGTGGGGTACGTGCTGGTCAGCCCCTTCTGAGGGATGCGCGACCACGCATCCGTCGTCAGCGACGACAGGCCCATCTCCAGATCGGGGTCTTGTGTCGTGTCGATGAAGTTCAGGTCAGACACGAACACCGGGCGGGCGATGTTGCAGTCCCCGCCCGGCCCAATGGTATACGTGGCCGTGCCTGACACCAGCGGCCAGGTGGTGCGGGTGGTCGTGTAGATCGTCAACCGCTCCGTGGCCCATCCGTCGATCAGGTCATTCAGCCGCGACAACCCGTCCGCCATGTCCTGCGGGGCGGCGGTTTCTGCCGCATCCAACACACCAAGCCGCTTCAGGCTGGCATTGATCAGGTCGCGTGTCGTCATGTGCCCTTTCCGGGCACGTCGCTATTCAGCCACGTGCCGATGTGTCGCCGCTTCAATCGCGGCCAGTTCCTTCTGCGCCTTGGCGCTCATGCGCTTGGCCTTGTAGGCGTTCTCTGCCGCCGCGTGGGCGATGTCGGCTTCCTGCCGCTCCACCAAACCCACGGCCTCATCCGGCCCATCGCACCAGCCCTCTGCCTTCGCCGCCGTCCACTCGCGTTCCGTCTGCACGGTGCGCGACTCGAAATCGTGCTTCCCGTTGCCCTTCAGGACACCGCGATACACCATCTTCGGGAACGGCTCATACCGATACGGCTTTTCCCACTTGCTCAGTTCCTGCTCGTATTCGGTTTCTCCGGTCTTCACTACAGGCATACATCTCACCCTTTCGCGCCTCAACCCGGAGGCGGACGGACGCCCGGAAGGGGCTACTGGCGATACAGGGCCACAATGCCCGTCGCCGTTGTGCTGGTGCTGTTCACGCGAATCGCCTTGATTGGCAGAATGAAGCCCTTCGTGTGGTCAAACGCGGTGACGGTGCCATCCTGCGCGACCACTTGCAGGACGCCATTCCCCCCAATGAAGAGGGCCTCACACGGCCCCCACGGGAAATCCACCGTGTCTGAGGGGGTGACGGCGTAGAAGCGATTGTACGGATCGATCTGCATAGTGTCTCCAGAGAATCGGGGGGCCGCAGCCCCCCGGATTCCACTACGCCAGCGTCACGTTGGCAAGGGAGACCACGCCCCACTTGCCCGCCTGCGCCTGAATGGTCATCGACGCGCCGACCTTGGCCGCGAACGTTGCCACGTCCGAGGAGGTCGTGTCGCCGTAGAACCCCGCCGTGTAGGTCACGGTGTGGGCATTGGCCGTAGCCGACAGGATGGTCAGCACGACCCCATCCTGCGCGGTCGTCGGCGCGGCCAGCGTCATCGCACAGACGCCCGCCTTCTGCACCAGCACGAGGGTGTTCTGGGTCGGGATGCTCAGGGCACCATCGACCGAGGCCGTCACAATCGTCTGGCCGGACGGGTCGGTCTGCGCCACCTGCCCCACCGGGTAGTCCGGCAGGTCGGAGAGCAGGCCGGTCGTTGCCGGGGCCAGAATGTTGTGGGCGACCGCCGCACTGCCGAGGTCGCCACGGGCACGCACACTGATGGTGGTGCCCGTCACGGACACGACCATCATGTATTCGTTGTCAATGCGGAGGACATTCCCCGCCGCAAATCCCGTGGCCGAGGTCACCGGGATCGTGAGCGTATCCGCTGACACCGCAGCGGCAATCGTCGTTCGAGTCAGAGCCATGATGTCTGTGTCTCCTTTTTAGCTGTAGACGCGGCAGGCCAGCGACGGACGCACCGACGCCCACCCGTAGAGGATGTCCATACGGGTCGGTTCCTGATCCGTCCCGATCTGGTACTGCTGCACCATGCGGATGCTGATGCCGAGTTCCTTCGACCGCACGGTCGTGGCCTCAGCGCCACTCGACGGCTTGTGCAGGTCAGCCATGACCATCGCAAACGCATCGGGGTGATACAGCAGCGACTGCGGGGTCACCGTGGTCGCCAGCGTGCCTGCGGTGGCCGAGGTCGCCCCCAGCACGGTCACCACCGCGTTATCCGCAGCGGCGTTCGTCACCGTCTGGAGCTGCCCCGAGGTGATGATGGCCGGGCTGATCGGGATGCTGATCTCGCCCGAGGTATCGCTCACGTCAGCGGTCACGACAAACTGCTGGAGCTGGCCGGTCGAGGCATACGAGACGGGGTTGACCTGGAACACTCCGGCCACCGTGAAGATGTCGCCCTTCTTGAGCGTGGTGGCCCCCGAGGCCCAGCCGTCCACGATCAGGGTCGAACCGGTCTGCCCAGCCCCCTTGACCAGCGGGGTCGAGGCCGTGAACGTGCCCGTGGTGTGCTTGGCAACGTTCTGATCCTCATACCACTCGCTGAATCCGAGGGCGCGACCGGCAAACTGCCCGGAGCGGTATTCCTCAGAAATCTGCGCGGAGGGGTTGAAGAGGGCCAGATTGGCGTTCGCCAGCGTGACCATCGACACGGGGTCCAGCACCGCCACGCGGCCATCGGCAGGCGTGGACGAGTTCGTCAGCTTCGCCCCAGCCTGAAGATAGGTGAGGTTGCTGTTCGGCGTCGTGCCGGGGGTGCCCACGGCCTGATACACGTCCTTGTAGACCGTGCTGAGGCCGTCGTAGTCCACCATGTTCGCCAGCGCCACAGCGGCAGGTTCCACATAGCGCTTTCGCACCATGTCGATCTCCTGCGTCATGGACGCCGTTGACCATGAGAAGGCCACGTTCTTCTGGTGGGTCAGGGTGATCGGGACGTACTGATCGTTCAGCCCCTGAATCTGGAGGGCCTGCCCTTCCGTCACCTGAAAGCGCTGCGGCAGACGGGCGTTGACGGTGTAGCCCACCTTCGCACCCGCCTGCACATACTGATCATCGTACGACCGGTTCACATTCGCGGCGAACTTGAGATTGTTCACCAGAATGCGGGCCGTCTCCTTCGTGTACCACGTCGGGGTTACAAGCGTATTCGACATACTCACCTCACGGGCGTCTCGCGCGACGTTCCTGCTGGTTCATGCGCCGGACGTATTCCGGGCCGAATTCCATCTCTGTCGCGTCTTCGACCGCACGAGCGGGCGCACTCCCCACGGGACGGATGGGAGGTTTCGCCTTGGAAAAGGTAAAGGCTGGTGTCGGCGTCCCCACGCCAGTGGCAACTTCCAGCCGGGCTTCCAGTTTCTTCATTTCCCCGAACGCCAGCACGGGGTGCAGCGCGGCAATGCGCTGAGCGTCATCGGGATATTGCGCCATGTAGACCATCAAGTCCGCCGCGACCGGCGAGTCCTTGATCGCATCCACCATGGGCGGCGACAGTTCAATGTCCTCCCGATTGACCAAGACATTGAAGTCGGGAATGCGGCTCGACGCTTCCGTCAGCCGTTCGGCAAACTGCTGGTCGCGTGTCCGCTGCCACTGCTGGCGAGACTGCGCTTCCTGCTGCCGCCGGGTTTCTTCCTGAAAGGCCCGAATCGCTTCACGGGCCTGCCAGCGGGCCTGCGCCTTCACATACGAGGCGTAGTCGTTGAATTGTTCCTCAGTCGGTTCCTGATCTTCGCTGGCGGGAGGCACCGGCTGCGACGCGGACGCCAAGGGGGTCGGGGCCTGCGGGGCACTCAGCCGCGCCTTTTCGGATCGCAACTGCTCCAGTTCCGCCGAAATCCGGTCGCGCTCCCGCTGCGTTTCTCCCCGCTGCCGCACCAGCGCGTTGATCTCGTCCTGAATCGTCTGTTTCCGGCCTTCCAGACTGCGCTTGCGGTGCGCGAGGGCCTTCCCCGCCTCCGACGCATCCGAGGGCACAGACGGCTCGGCAGGGGCCTCGGCAGGCTCCACAGGCGGCGTCAGCGTGGCATCTCCACGGGCCAGATCGGCCTGCACCTGCTCGGCGGTGCCCGTATTCGTTTCGACCGTAAACTGATCGCTGGTCACACTGACGTTCATGCATCCTCCCTACGCGACGGGGCCTCGTCGATGGTGTCGTCGTCGTCCGCGTTGACGGTGATCGCGACGGTGGTGGCCGGAGTATTCTCCTGACGGGTCGCCATCTGCTTGAGCAGTTCGACCTGCATCTTGGTGTCTGTCTGCCGCTGTGAGGCCAAGAGGGCCGTTTCGGAGGCCAACTGCGCCTTCAAGTCGCCCGAGGTGGTCTTCACGTCAGCCACACGCATCTGCGCCTCGGCCTGAATGCGGGCGACCTCCACGCGGGCTTGGGCCTCGATCTGGGCTTTCTGGAGGGCCCCCTGCTGCTCAATGACCTTCTGCTCAATCGTCTTGGTCATCTCCTGCATCTGGGCGGTCATCTGTTCGATGATCTGGCCGGTTTCGGCCTTCATCTGCTCCATCTGCGCCAAGACCTGCTGCGGGTCGATCTCCTCATTCTCGTCCCGGATTTCCGGCGGGGCCATCTTCTTCAACCGCTTGGCAATCTCCAAGTGACCGGGGAAGTCCCGATACTTGAAATAGAGGTCGCCAATCAGGGGCATGAGGTTCGGGCTGGCCTGCAACACCTGTCCGAGTTCATCCGCGCCTTGCTCCACACGAGTGCGATACGCCTTCCCAATCGAGACGGTGGCGACGTATTTCCCTTGGGCCAGATCGTACCGTTTGATGGTGCGGGGGCGTCCGGCGGGCACAGGGGGTGAGAAGGGGGGGACTCCCCCCGGTGCCAGCGCAGGACGCCCCGGCTCGCCCATGCCGGGAGGACTCGGCAGGGGACGCCCGTTCGGCCCCATTGTGAAGGGCGCATTCAGCACGACCTGCTTCAGCTCGTCATCGGTGCCCAAGATGCGGGCGACGCGACCGGGCCGGTCGTAAATTTTCGGGATCAGGTCGAGGAGGACTTTGGCCTCATACGTCATCGAGATCGAGGCCAGATTCTCCAGATAATTGGAGTTCCCGATGTCGGCCTGCTGTTGGAGCGCCAACACGGCTCGCCCTGAGCGTGACCCGGCACTCGACCCCAACGACGGGTCATAGACGAACGTCGTGGACTTGATGTAGCTGTCGGCCTGTTCGACCAAGGCCAACGACGGCCCCAGATTGGCCCCCGCCGTGTTGCGCTGCGGCAGCGGCACGGCCTGTCCGCCGAGCGTAATGGGCTTCACTTCCAGATAGGGGAAGTTTCGGATATTGGCCTGCGCCCACGACGCTTCATGGCCCTCAAACTGCCCTTCAAACCCAATGAACGGGGCCTTGGGTTCCAGCGCGGCGGTTTCGACGGCGGTGGACACGGAGTAATTGAACAGCCGCTGGCCGTCCTTGGAGGGGTGGATAATCCCGATCCACTTCCGCTTCCCGTCGATGTTCTGCTCACGTCCGATGACCGGGATGATCGGGATGTACTGCCCATCCCAATCGGCTTCGTCCAGTATCTCTTCCCCGTTCAGCTTGTACCAGCGGACGTTCCGTCGTTCCGCAGATCGGCGCTGCTGGATTTGCTCCGGGCGCACGGTGTCTGGCACCTCATCCGCCCACGCCGTGACCAACTGGCCCCGATCGTTGACGTAGGCCACGCGCTCCATCGGGGTCTTCTCGACCACGAAATATTCCACCACCCGGACGGCCTGCTGCCCATCCTCGGTCGTCCCATACCACCCATCCCCGGAATCCCCCAACGACGAAAACGTGTCGTCCAGGGACGCGGACACCTTGGACTCCGGGAATTCGGCTTTGAACCGGTCGGCGGGCATCATGGTGGACACCATCGCCCACTCTCCATCCGACCAGTCCGGCTGTTGGGCATAGGGGTCGAGATACACCGACCCCTGATTCAGAATGCGCTCAATGACCAGTTCCTGATCGAATTCCTGCTTGGAATCGTCCGAAAACCGCTTGAGGACGCGGTAATACCCCCGTCCGCACTTCACGGCGCGTTCAAACGCCCACGATCGGGCCAGATCGGCGCGGCTCTGGACTTCAATGTGCCGAATCAGGCCCTGCAACACCTCGGCGGTGTCATCATCGGCGTCTTCGGAGTCGGGACGCACCTCAATCCCCAACCGCGCATTCTTCTGCTGGTTGATGATGAGCTGAATGGGCTGATCCAGCTTGTTAATCGTCAGCATGGGACGCGCCGGAATCGGCACCCCATCGACCACCTGTCCCCCACGGGCGGCTTTCACCTCATCCGGCCACTGATTCCCGGCGTCAAACTCCAAGTCTTCGAGTTCGCGCTTGCGCTGCTCGGCTTCGGCACTGACGACCAAGGCGAATCGGTCTTTGGCCTGCTGGAGGACGCTCATTTACCCTCCCATCCAGCCCATACTGGAGGACTGTTTCTGGTACGGACGGGTAAACACCGGCTCGCGGGTCGGTTTCGGCTTGCTCGCCCACACAGCCAAATACCGGAAGGCGTCGGCGGCATGACTTGACCAGTCATGAATCGGTGTGGCTTTGAATTCCCCCAGACGCGCATTGTAGTCTCGCCGGTAGTGTTGCAGAGCATCTAACCCGATTGCCACCCTTTTCTGATCGAACCAGCACTTGGGGAGCAGCATCCGGGCCGCGTGAATCCCTTCCTCCAACTCATTCCCCAACCGCTGCGCGACCCGTGGGACGATCTTGAACGTGATCCCCAAACTCTGGGCCACCTCCCACCGACTCCGACCACTGGACAACTCGCGCACCTGAATGTCATGGGGGGCCCAATGCTCCCCATAGGCATAGCCCTTCTGCTGCAACACGGAGACGTAATGCGGGAGCCCCTCTCCAGACGCCTCGTAGTAATCCACCACCCGAATTTCCCCGGACTTGGTGTGTTGCGAGAACCAGATCGCCGTGCTATCCCCCATGCCCAAATCCCAGGTGGTATGCACGGGCAACACGGGATCGACCGGCACCAGCCCCAACCGGCCTTCCTGTCTCGCAGCCTCCAGTTCGGCCCCGTAAATCGACCCCCGAACCGCCGCCTCAAACGAGCATTCGTATTCCTGGAGATACTGCTCTTCCGTCATCGCCGCTCGGGCGTCAGCCAACTCTTCCGGCGAAATAATGCCCGTCTGCGACGCCTTGAACATGACCCCTGCCCACTGGCCGGTGTCGTCCTGATTCGACCGCTGCCAGACCTTCCAGAATTCGTTCCGCCCATTCGGGGTCCCCAGAAACGTCGCCCACCCCTGCCGGTCACTCAGCAACGGCCTGACCACCTCCGGGAACAAATTCGGGGGTTGCAGCCCATACTCATCAAGGACGATCCCGTCAAAATACGCCCCGCGAATGGCATCCGGGTTGTCCGCCCCAAACAAGGTCACCCTTCGCCCCCCGGGCAAATTCACCATCAACTCGGATTCTCGCTGCTCCCGTTCAGGAATGGGATCGGTGTAGTGCTTCAGGTAGTCCCACGCCACCAGCTTCGCCTGCTTCAAGGTCGGCGCGATATACGCAAACCGAGGCCGCTCCTTCTGGCACTCCAAGGCTTTGAGGATCAGGTGGTTCACCGCCGCCACCGTCTTGCCCATCC